AATACAATTTATTTTTATTCTACAATTTCTGTTGTAATTTGACTTACTCCTTCTTCTTCTCTTAAAAGCTCAACTAACTCTTCATACTTTGCTTTTTTACTTTCAAATTGTTGATATGTTTGAGCATTTTCTTGTTGTAACTTTTCAATTTTTGCTTTCATAGAATTAAACTTATCAGCAAGAGCTTGTGCTTCTTGCTTACGCTTTTCGCATCTTTCAGATAATTTTGACATAAAATTTATGTAATTATTTTTAAGTGTAGCTGTTAGAATCGATAACAACAATACGGCTTACAATGCCTCTAATTTTGTAACTTTAGTTTCAAGTGCTTCTATTTTTGCTATTGCTTCTTGTAATGCTTTAGTTAAATGTGCAACAACTCCTATGGTATTTATTGTATATCTAGAACTTTGATCTTCTTCTGACCACTCCTTACCATTAATAAGATTAGGGATTACCTCTTTAACATCTTGTGCAATAAATCCGCTTACATTATTGTTTCCGTTAGTTTCTTTCCAATCAAAAGTTACTGGTTTTAATTTTTTAATATCGGCTATAGCATTATCAGGTATTGGGTTTATATTTTCTTTTAAGTTAGCGTCTGAAGTGTCATTAAAATCTCCATCAATCTGACCACCTGGATTTACAGTCATCCTAATAGATGGTTGACCTGATGTATTATTTGTTGATGCCAAAAGAACCTTTTTTTGATATTCAGCAGCAAGAATTATATCCCCTGCTGAAGTTCCCGCCATATGAAAGTTATCTCCTCCAGCCCTACCTATTGCGGGACACGTACCATAAAATGATGAACCGTCACTGTTGAAGAAAACATTTGAGTTTCCATTATTTAAAAAAAGTTCATTCTGTACTACAGCCCCTAAATTATGCGTGAAAAACTTTTTACTGTTATCAAAATAGAGTTCACTGGCCCCATTAAGAGTTGCTTGAAAAAGTTTCTCTTCATTTGCAATAAGCTGCATAATATCGCCATTATGGTTATATCGCACTTGGCCTCTATCAGGTTGACCACTATCTGCAAATAAGACACCAGCCAAGCTGCTTGCACCAGAAGCAATTGTTATAAAGGAATTACCACTATTTTCAGCTAAAAAAACAGAAGCAGTTGATGTTGGAGGAGAACCTAAACTTGCATCTCCTAACCTTGCGTGAAGTTTATTATTACCTAAAGGAGTAACACCTATTCCAATTTGACCTGAAGATGTAATTCTCATCCGTTCCGTAGCAGATGTAGCACCATCAGCCGTTGTACTGAATACCAAACGGCCTGGCATATCATTACTACCTGGGGTTCCATCTACAGCAGCTACAATCGTAGCGGCATAATTAGCCATATCTGTGCCATCTGCACCTAGAAATGATATTTGTCCTAATTTATCGTTATCTTGAACAACAGTATAAGTTCCAGAAGTATTACTTCTTGACTTGGCAAACTGTATATTAGCTGAATCATTATTAGCAGAAAACCTTGTTATGTTTACCCAAGAATTTGATGTTGTACCAGTACCTTCTATATGAACTTTGGGATTAGATTCACCACCGACTGCTCTTGCAGTAGACGTTCCAATAAGCAAACGCTGTGAACTGTCAACTCTAACTGCTTCACTACTGCCAGTTTCAATAGAAACAGTATCAGCAGCAGGAAATCTTATCGCAGTATCTGTATCCCCAACGTGGATTATTTTATCTGGAATTGTTAAATCATCTGTTGAAGTTATAGCTCCTGTTACAGCTAACGTACCAACAACGCTAACCCCAGTATCAGCAGTTAATCTTGTTGTTCCTCCAGCAGCCAAACTAACAGTATTCGTTCCACCAAATATTCCACTGTCACTATCTCCAAAATTAATAGCAGGTGCTGAATTAGAACCATTAGGCATAGTTAATACACCTGTTAATGTACTACCAGCTTTTGCTACATAGTTAGTGTTTGATGTGGTACGTTCTGCAACCGTTACCGCATTTAAGCCAGCAGGGGTTACAACTCTATTTGTAGCAGACCCTGTTGTTGTTTCAGTATTTGTTGCTAATTCAGATATACCTGCAACTGTAGTTGTAGCAGTGGGTGTTGATAAACTTCCAGGACCAAATATTTTTACGATACTATTATCACTGGCTCGCATAAAGCCACCAATACTATTTATATTTGCGTTAAGTGCTATCTCACCAACAGCAGGTAAATCAGATGTACTTGGTGTACTATCTTGTACAACACTATTTTTTAATTTAATTTGAATTGCCATAATTTACCTTGATTTACTTAAAGAATACATGAATTTAGTAAGTTCCTCCACTAAGCACTGAAACATTTTGAAAAGAACCACCTGCTTGTAATACTAATATCTGTCCAGTTGTAGGACTGCTGATTGTAACGTCAGATAAATCATTTAAACTGGAAACACTACCTGGTCCAGATAAGGTATCAATTCTATCCCAATCGTTTAATCCCATACATAAACACCAATCACCTGCATCAAATGATGTAGAAGGTACAACTGCTGTTCCATTTCCAGCGGTAATGCAAACAAAGTATGCACCTGTTAATGATGCTGTGCCCGTAGGTATTGCATTTCCTACGCTGAAACCTGCTGATACACCAAAACTTGTCAGTGTAACTATTAAACCATTTGTTGCATTGAATGTTCCGCAGAATCTAAGGTTTTCTTCTGATAATCTTCCAAAACCAACAGAGAAGAAACTGTTACCATTAAATATTCTTAGCTGTCCTGTAGATTCTTGTAACCATTGAACACCTGTTGGTAAATTACTTATATCAGGTGATGCTTCTTGAATAAAAGTAATCGCATTATTAGCTATTTTATCCATTGTTATAGAATCATTAGCTAAAAAGTTGGTTCCAAACTGACCTGTAGTTATTTTTGTAGCAGCTAAATTTGGAATATCACTAGCAGTAAGAGTTGTTCCAGATGTAACAAAACCTTGGTTGTTAACAGTAACTTTCGTATGTGTACCTGCTGTTACTCCTGATGTGCCTATTGATAACACTCCAGAACCCGATAAAGCTAAAGGAGCAGAACCTGATGGTACTGTAATTCCACCAATTGCACTTGCAGAAGCTACTGGTAAATCAGATCCACTAAGTGCAGCAGTTGATGTTATTAAACCTTGATTATTAAAAGTAATACCTGATCTTGTTGTACCAGTAACGGTATTGTTTATAGATACCGCACCTGTATTTGATACTGTAAGACCACCTGACGCTGGAACGCTTATGCCTCCAACTGCTGATGCTGTAGATACAGGTAAATCACTTGCAACTAATGCTGCTGTAGATGTTATAAGTCCTTCATTATTATATGTAATACCATTTCTTACAGACGCTCCACCTGTTACTGCATTGTTAATTCCTAAATTACCTGATGCTACATTTAATGACCTATCTAAATTAGAAGTATTTAACTTAGCTGCTGTAATCGTGCCATCTGTTATTTTTGTTCCTGCAATGCCACTGGCAATCTTTGCATCGGTTACAGCAAGATTTAGTATCTGATTTGTAGTAACAGCATTCAGTGCTAATTGTACTGGCCCAACAGCATGATCTATTATTTGCAATGAACCTACTGCTCCATTTGCAAGTTTTGCATTTGTTACAGCATCATCAGCTAATTTAGCAGTTGTTATATTTGCATCCGTAATTTTTGCAGTGGTAACTGCATTTGATGCAATTGCTCCACTGTCTACAGCATTATCAGCAAGCTCAGATGATGTAATTGCATTGGCTGCAATATTAGAAGCAGTGATTGTATCTGCTGCTATTTTTGCACCTGTTACATTAGCATTTAGTATTTTTTGAGTAATAACAGCATTTTCTGCAAGTTGGTTTGGACCTACTCCAAAATCTGCTATCTGAAGTGCGGTTACTGACTGATTTGCTAATTTTGCTCCTGGAATATCACCATTACTGAAATTTGTTTTTGCAAAGGTAACAGAACTATTAGCAATTTTTGCATTAGTAACAGCATTATTAGCTAATGCTGCTGTAACAACTGATGAATCTATTAATTCATTTGTACCTACTGAATCATCAGCAAGTTTTGCTAATGTAACTGCATTATCAGCTAATTCAGATGTTTCAACCGCATTTGCTGCAATATTACTAGAGGTAATCGTATCAGAAGCAATCTTGGCTCCTGTTATTGCAGTGTTGGCAATTGCAGCGGTATCTACTGAATTATCAGCCAACTCATTTGCAGTGACAGAATTATCAGCAAGCTGAGTGGCAGTAACAGAACCAGAAGCTAACTTTGCTCCAGGGATGTCTCCATTACTAAAGTTAGTTTTCGCAAAAGTAACAGCACTATTAGCTATCTTTGCGGTAGTAACTGCTGTCGCTGCTAATTTAGCAGTTGTTATATTTAGATCTGTAATCTTAGCTGTTGTAATAGCATTGTTAACAATAGAAGCAGTATCTACTGAATTGTCTGCGAGTTCTGATGCTCCAATAGCATTAACGGCAATATTTGCAGCCGTAATCGTATCACTAGCAATTTTTGCTCCTGTAATCGCAGCATTAGCAACAGCAGCAGTGTCTACAGCATCATCAGCTAATTCAGATCCAGTTACTGCATTTGCAGCTATTTGAGTTGCTGTTATACTTCCTGTTGTAATTTTTGCACCTGCAATATCACCATTACTTAAATTTAATTTAGCTGCTGTAACTGTTCCATCTGTAATCTTTGTCCCCGAAACACCTATAATTTTAAAATCATTAATAGAACTATTCTGTATTTTTCCTGTGGAAATAGCATTATCAGCTAGTTCACTGTTACCTATTGCATTAGCAGCTATTTGTGTAGCGGTTATTGTATCACCAGCAATTTTGGCAGCAGTAACAGCGTTGTTAGCTAATTTATCTGTAGTAACAGCATCATTAGCTAATCCATTCGCATTAATAGCATTATTAGCAATATTTCCAGCAACAATAGTATTATTGGCAATTTTTGTTCCTGTAACTGCAAGGTCTGCTAATTTATCTGTAGTAATATTTCCATCTGTAATTTTTACAGTAGTAATTGCATTGTTTATAATAGCTGCGGTATCTACCGCATTATTGGCAAGTTCTGATGCTCCAACTGCATTAGCAGCAATTTGAGTAGAAGTGATGGTGTCATTAGCAATCTTTGCTCCTGTTACAGCATTATTAATAATAGAAGCAGTCTGCACAGCGTTGTTTGCTAATTCATCTGCAGTAACAGAATCATTTGCTAGTTGTGTTGAAGTTACAGATGCGGTAGTAAGTTTTACACCAGGTATATCTCCATCGCTAAAGTTGGTCTTAGCAAAAGTTACGGCATTATTAGCAATTTTTCCACTTGTTACAGATGATGTTGCTAATTTTCCTGTCGTTATGTTTAAATTTGTTATTTTGGCAGTTGTGACAGCATTATCCTGTAATTTTGCAGTACTTACCGCATTTGTTGATAGGTGTGCATTATCAACAGATCCATCAACTAAATGTTCAGAATCTATTGCATCATCAGCAATCTTTGCTGATGTTATAGAATCACCTGCAATTTGTGATGATGTTACAGAATTATTGGCAAGCTGTGTTGAAGTAACTGAAGCACTTGTAAGTTTTGCACCAGGAATGTCTCCATCAGAAAAATTTGTTTTAGCAAAAGTTACAGCATTATCTGCAATTTTTACAGTTGTTACCGCATCAGCAGCCAATTTATCTGTTGTTACATTTAAATTTGTTATAGCTGCTGTATCTACTGCATTATCTGCAAGTTCACTGGAGGTGATTGCATTTGCCGCTATTTGTGTGGCTGTAATTGTATCATTCGCTAATTTCGCTCCAGTTATTGTTGCATCTGTAATCTTTACATTAGTTACTGCATTATTAGCTAAAGTTGCAGTAACAATTTGCCCTGCTGACAAAGGATAAGTTAATGCTGCAGCTGGTATAGAAGATGCGTCTACTAAAGCAATAGCTCCCTGTACAAAGTTTTTTGCAGTTATCTTTTTCGTTTCAGAAGCACTAACATCAGCAAGTGCTATAGGATCTGTTGCTTGTAAAGCTCCAGAACCTATCTCTTGTAATTGGGTAATTTGTAGATCAGCCATGTTAGTTAGTCTTTAAATACATAATAAATGTCTATTTAAGTATCTTCAAGTAAAATACCATCTCCACTCTCTTGCAGTATTTTATCACTATTTTCTAGTAATAAGAAAGAAGGAGGAGTGCCGCTATGTAATCTTATTTCACCATTAGTAACAAATTCTATTCTTGCTTCAACTATTCCTGCCGCAGGTACAGATATTGCAACATTAGTAACTACGCATGAAGATTGATACCAAACACTTTCAACTTCTTCTGTTGGATCGTGATAAATATAAAATCTGCCTTCAAAATCAGATCCTTGTCTCATACGAACCAATAACTGACTTAAATAAACAGGAAATTCTGGACTAGCAAAATCAGGTGTATCATTTTGAAAATTTCTATGCTGCCATATTGTTTCTATTGTTCCCTGTCCAGAAATTAAACCATTTTCATATTGTTTACGAAATTCATTTCCTAAATTTGTAATATCAATAGTATCTCTTGATGTTGTAATTTCAAATTCTCTTATCTTGGCTAAAGGTCTAAATCTTGTATTTCTTGTTCTTATTAAAATTTTTTTACTTGTTGAAGGTTTTGTAAGAGTTAATGCTTGGCTAATTTCCCCTGCCAATGCAGTTCCAAAATCGTCATATAACTTAATACCACCTAAATCATCAATATGAATATATTTACGAAGATCAGGAAAATTATGATTTGCTAACAATTCTAAATTACTTTTATCAGCGGTGTCTATTTCTATTTGATCTCCTGTTACTAAAGCACCTACTGCTTCATTAACAGAAAATCTTTTTTTAGATATATTTACATCATCTGGTTCTAAAGTAGTTACTAAATCTGGATTTAAAGAATCCCGCCTTAGTTCAATAAAACCAGTTGAACCAAAATATATAGGCATTAGTATTTGTTTTCTGTAGGAATACCATCTCCTTCAAAATTTACTTCAGCAGTCATTATTTCACCAACTGCATTAGTCATAGTTAAAGAAGTTAATACAGCTTTTAATTCTAAATAATGAGCATTATCAACTTCAAATCTAAATTTAACTTTTAGTCTTTTTTGAGACACAGGAAGACTTGTAGTATCACTTCTTGGTAAAATTGAATCAAATATTTTTGAAGATAAACGGTCAGCATTATTTGATCCAGTTGTCTCGGTTGCATAATAATAAATATTGCAAGAGCCAGTAGTACTTGATACTCCAGGAATAAGTTCTCTATCAAAATCACCTATAGAAGTAGTTTCTAAAACTGCTGTATTTAAAGTAAAAGACCATGACTGAACTTTTGCCACCTCAGTAGTACTATCAAGAGCAGCATCTTCTTCACCAACATGAAGAGTACCATTTGATCCTGAATAAAAATTAGCCATTGTTCTAAATTAAAATTTTACTCCTATTCTAATCCCCATCGAGGCATCCGACAAATTTACATTGAACATTTGATCTACCAGGGTTAACACTTGTAACTGTAGGAGGGCCATCAAACCTATATCTTAATTCAACTATCTCCGATGACTTGCCTTCTTCATCTGTTATTAATGAACGTTCTTTTATTTTTAAACTTAAATCATCATTATCTATCCCTGTTAATCCATTTTCTTTCTTAAAAAGAATATAATCATACACACTGTTAACAGTTTCATATACATTTAAAATTTGATTTGCCTGGGAATCTGTAATATTTGTAAAACCTAAAGTTAATTTTGCATCTACTTTCTTATCTCCATATCTAAGAACAGTTTTTGCACCATTTTGTGCAACAAATTCAGTTTGTGGATAGCTTCCAGGGGTATAACTTCTTGATGAAGGTTTTATATCAGGAAAAAGTATTTCACTAGCCATCTATTGGATCAGTAAATATATCATCATCATACTGTAAAACTTTAAATGTTCCATCCTCATTTAAAGGTTGATGCGTTCCAGTTAACTGTACAAGCCCTTCTTCTGTATATGTAATAGACTCTATTTTATATATACGATCAGCAGTACTTAGTGTTTTTATCGTAAATACAGAATTTCTTAACTCACTTGGTGCTAGGCCATTACTATCAACAGTCAAAGTAGCTGGTTTTGGATCACCAAAATCTACTTGCTTCCCTTCTTCATCATCTACTTGCTTCCCTTCTTCATCTATATCAAACGCTCTCCAATAATAGATTTCTGAATTTTGAGGTTTATTTTTACTTTGAGACTGTATAACTCCATCAGCAGATATATAACCATTCTCAAATCTATCATTATGAGTAATTTCAGAGAAAAACCTTATATAATCTCCAGGTTCTAAAAACATTGCAGATTCAGGTGTTGTTTCAAAACTAATACCATGATCTACAAATTTTCTAACAAGTAACGCATATCTTGCAAATTTATCTGCATGATTTTGAGATGTACAAAAATATGACATATCAAAAACTTCTCTTGGATCATTTTGACTTCCCCCTAAGTGAGAACCAAGTCTTCTATCTAAAACTTCGGTTTTAGCAAATCCATTTTCTACTTCTTTACGGTATAAGACTCTAGCTTGAAACAGTTGCCTTTCTTCTGGGGATAAAAAACTTACCTTAAGGTTTCTTGTATTACCATCAGTAAATAGTGCTCTTACTAATTCCTTGGCTTTAACATCACGATTTATTTTATTGTCAGAATCTACTGGAACTGTTGGTTTTAATGAAAACTGCCCTCCTTTAATCGTAAAATCCAATAAACAAAAAGCTGCATTTTGATATATAAATTCTCTTATATTTTGTTGTTGTGCAATAATACCATCCCAATATAGATTATTAGCTTCGCAAAATTCTGAAGCTTTCTTCATGTCCTCTTTATTTATTTGGGTCGTTCCAATTAAATTACCTGCACCATTTATGCTGTCTGTTAACAGATGATAGGCAATATCAGGAAATAAATTAGATGAATCTTCAGTCGGACTACCTATTTCATTTCCGTTTGCGTCAAAGTTTGCCGTAATTAAATTTTCTACTTTAATGCCATTTTTTACATAAACAGAAAGTTGAGAAAAAGTATTAAATTCCTTACTGCTATTCATTATTAAACCAACATTTGATAACTGGTTATAAGGCAGTGTTTGATCTCCAGCGTTAGTTGCTTTTATCATTTCATTTACATAAGTAATCTGATGTTCGGGCTGGTCTAAATGAGAAGGTCTTTCTGCATCAAATTTTATATAATCAGCAATCGCATCAAAAGGATTTAAGTTTTGACCATCAGGCCATGGTTCTGTTACAAATTCACCAAAAATTACATTACAAAAAACTTCTTCATCACCACCAATTTGGTTACCATTTACTGTTTCTAAAGGAAAAGGAATAATAACTGCATCTTTATCTTTATATCCACTACCTTTATTTATAATCTTCCATTTTTTAGCATTATTTTCATATAATTCGACTTTTAATTCCAAGCCAGATGGATTAGCTTCACCTACGTTTCTGGCAGGTCCTACAAATGTAGGAAATACAGTTTTATTTTCATAGCCTGAAACCAATCCATCAGTTACGTTTTCTAAACGAGATAAAACTATTTCATATTTCATATCAAAATCTTCATTGTCATTAATTATGGCTTCTCCAGGAGAATAACGTACACCATCTGTTATCACACTAAAATCAGTATTGTTAGCAGCAAAACCTTCAGACCCTTTGTTTGCACTAGAAAACGTATATTCACCTTTTTTCTCATCATTATAATAAAATTCTAAATAAGTTTTACGTGTTTGTAGGTTTGAATCAGTACGAGCTTTTTTAATACCTTGAAGTACATAAGATCTATTTTCTGAATCCGAATCATCATCAAATTTAGTTTCAAAAGGTATATATTCTTCTCTAGTTTCTGGTGTGCCGACAACAGAACGATCAAAAGATAAAACTTGCCCTCGACTTGAATCAGCAGATTCTGGTATTTCTCCTAAAAACCATTCAGGATTACTGACACTATTTGGAGTAAGAACATAATTAGATTGTCCATTAAAATATATTGAGTTGATTCCAGAACTATCGCTAGCTACGTGAGCAAGGGTTGTTCCTGTTAATAGATTTATTTCTGCTCCTATATATTGAGATTTAATTAAATTTCCAGGTACAGGTTCTAACTTAAATTCTCTTAATTCTTCATTAGTATGATTAATTCTTATAAAGTTATATTGTGGTTGAGGTGTTCTACCTAATACAGCAAAAGGTTTATCTCCTATTTTAGTCCAATCATCTTCTCCTACTGTTCTTGCATATAAATCAAAGAAACTATATCGTTTTACATATTTACTCATCTGACCTAAAGAAATATTACCATTGTTCTCTTCATAATCATGTACAATTCCATCAACCCTTGCATTATCAGGTTGGCCATAATACTGCCAATATCCAGGGTGGCTATTTACATTTGCAAATCCTGTGATTTGTCTGTTTACAACAGATTTTATTCCTATTTCTGTTGTTGTACATTTATAACTATTAGTAATTACACCGATAGCACATTTTTGTATTAACAGAGTTTCAAAAGGATTATGTGCATCAGTAACAGATTTTACCTGTACTTTTCCTGCTTCAATAATTTTAAATTTAAAATTTTTAGTTTGATTTTTTTCCCAAATACCGTCAGCACCTGAACTTTCTAAATTACTACTTATTAAAATACCTTTTGCCGTTCCAATAAGATATTGTTCTCCTATAGCTAAAGTATCATCAGTATTTTCTCTATCAGCATTTATAGAAGATGCGACATCTTCAGCACCCCAATCACTAAAATCATGTTCTTCATCTGGATTTTTATTTGATATTTGATATATTACAGAATCACCTTCAGAAACATTTACATCTCCAGTTAAAGCTGTACCATTTCTTTGGACTTCAACTATAGCTTGGTATCTAGCAAAGTTTGTTTGTACTTTTGTTCTTTTTATTATTGTTTTATCTTTAATATCTTTATCTAAATTTTTTTGTAAAAGCACTAATTCATAAGGCAACATAAATCTCATACCGTTAGGTACAGGATTATAACTACCAAAAATATTTTGAGTAGTAGGAGTACGAGTAGCACAGAATGTATTATCAACAAACGAACTAGTATAATCACTGTCAACAAGAGGTAACTCAGTTCCGTCTGTAAATTCATCACCGTTTCTATCTAGCTCTCTTTCTAACTTACCTTGAGGGTATTTATTAGCTGGAAATTTAAACTTACCATCGCCTTCTAAGTTGCCATTATAAAAAAATAATCTAAATTTACCCTCTGAATAATTTTTTAATAAAATATCTCCTATAGCAAAACCATTAAAATCTGGACCGCCAAGCCCATCACCATCAGTATCTTGATTTCCTAACTCACCTGAAGATAAATTAAATATTGCTTTTATCTGTTGTCCTTTACCTAGACTTCTCATCTGTGACCATAAAAGTTGTGTATTTACACGAATACCACCAAAATTTTTATTATCTTTTGTCTTATATTTAGCAAATACTAAAGGTATAACTGCTCCTAGCTCTGCAAGCTCCTGTGCCGTGTCAAAACCTGTCTGAGGTGCAAACCTTCTTGTCCCTTGCTGTCCTGCTGTAGTAAAACTAGGAGGAGTTTTGGGAGGCTTTGGTTTGGGTGTTAAAAAATAAGATACAGCAGTAAAAAGTAAACCAATAACTATATTGGCTGGTAACGTTCCACTTCCTAAAAAACCTACGAAAGCAGCTGCTGGACCATTTACGACATAAGGAATATTGTCATATTCTTTTGGCCTTTTACCACTTTGACTTGCTGTATATTCTAAAAATTTAAAATATTCTTCTGTAGTTAAACCTAACTGCTGACAAAGTTCTTGCTCAAAGGGTAATAATATTTTTCTATGTCCAATCTGTCTAATGGGCTCCATCGAACCATCGACTCTCCGCAATTCAGCCATCCATCTTTCCAATAAACTGCAAGGCCATATCCAACATTAGATTTACATAATGCTACTGTACCTATTTTAAACTCTTTTGT